GCGGGTACAGCAGCTCCGAGGTCGACGGCAGCTCCTTCTCGGCCTCCATCCAGAGCTTTCTCGGGTCGCGCTCCAGCGCCGCCAGCAGTCCGCGGAGCGACGGCTCGGCCTGCGGGCCGAACACCGCCTCCCCCACGGCCCACCGCAGCCGCTCGTCGTGCACGTCCCCCGCCGTCTCCACCGCCCGCCGGACCAGCGCCGCCGCAGCGGCCCGCCACTTCTCGTAGGCGGGCTCCAGCTGCGGCGTCGGCAGGCCGGCGGACAGCACCATCGAACCCAGGCGCATGGCCTCCATGACCAGGCGCTCCTGGTCCGTCTTCATCCACTTCAGGCCCGGGTAGGGCAGCTGCGCCAGCGTGCGCGGAATGTCCGTGCACACCTGCACCTCGCCCTCCCGCACGTGAAAGTAGTACCCGACGAACAAGAACGGCACCTGCTCCAAGAAGCCCAGCACCGATCGCGCGCGCACGCGCGCGAACTGCTCCACCCGCACGTCGAATCCCAAGTCCTTGCCCGTCCGCTGGATCGTCGAGTCCCACCACTCCGCCCCTTTCCCGGTCGCCCGCTGCGAGAGAACCCGGTCAATCAGCACGTCCATCAACATGTCGTTGACCTTGCTCTGCAGCGGCGCCCCCGAGGGGCCAGCGTGGCGCCACTCGTACACCAGCGATCCACAGACCACCACGAGGCGGCTGCGCGCATACGCGTGCCACAGCCCCGCGGCGGCCGTGTCGATGCACTCGAGCTGCCGGCGCACGGCCGCGTGCACCTCGCGCGTCGCGTCGTGGTGCTGCGTCAGGTCGAAGTTGCTGCAGTCGAGCGCGAAGCCGACCAGCTCCTCCCCCTCCCTGACGATCACCCACGAGTCGTCGCCGACGTGCACGTACGCCGTTCCGGTCTCGCGCAGCATGGCCTCCAGCGCGTCCACCAGGCGCGCCGCTCCGCCGTGGTGCAGGCTCACCCCGATGCCGGAGTGGCCCTGCACCAGGACGGTGCGCGCCATGGCCTCCAGCGCCTGCGTCGCCACCTGCATGTTGAGCATCACGGGCCGCGGAAAGGCATTGTAGAAGCGCAGCTTCCCCGCCTTGATCTTCTCCGCGTTGTAGTAGTCGGCCTTCGCCTTCCCCCTGACGGCCGCCATGAAGGGCCGCTCCTGCTCCATCCGCCGCACGAACGCCTCAACTCCCTCCCCCTTGCTGGCCGCGACGAGCTCCTTGCGGAGTCCCACGGCCAGCTCCAGGCAGAGCGCCGAGGCGCCCGGTGTCTCCCACGTGCCCAGCACGGGAAAGCCGTTGTCCGACTTCTTGTTGACGGTCACCGCCTGCTCGTGCTCAGCAGCGAGCAGCGGGAACGGCCGCAACGCGTTGCGTGGCAGGCGGTCCACCCGCAGACCGCACCGGTCCAGGGCGGCCTCCGCCTCCGCTCGCGTTACGGGGCACCGAATGGCGGCACCCTTCGCAGGGTACGCGCTACCCA